TGCCGGCTTTATATGTTGCGGCTGCTGTTGCACTTCCAGCGGTTAGCCCACCGAAAGCATCACTATTCCCACTACCTACAACAACGTTGCTGCCGCTGACGGCATAAGTTGAGCCGATCCTAGAAGCAGTAGTGGCGGCACCATTCACACTTAGCTGGATGCTTGAGGTGATGGAATGGTTCAGATCTGCTTTAGCTGGTGCTGCTATGAGAAGCAACAAAGGTAGGAGTCGTTTCATGAAATGCTGTCGAGGTCGTTGATTCTTTTACTTGTTTTTATTTCTTCCGCCCCAATAATTTTAATTGGTGTTTCTACACGTATAACTTGATAACCTCCTGAGCTTCCAGCCTCGGCTTCTTTTTCTTTCTTCTTGCCGTTGCCTTTTTGGTTGGCATCGATTCCAAAAGTAGTCAATGTTGAGACAAAGATCGAAGCAATGAAGGTCGGATCCATATCCTGTTTAGGCAGGATGCTTTCAGGTAAATCAACGTACGCCAATGTAAGCAGGAATCCTGACCACCCAAGGACGACTAATCTCGTAATCATTGAGATGAAAGAAACCTGCTCTTCCTTATCGTCAAGACCTGCCTTAATTCTTCCTAGTAGGCCTTTTTTCTTTTCAGTAGGATTTGTCTCAGCCATACGCAGGAATAGTAAATAGGCCTAGTCTGGGGCAGTATCTTCTAATTGGCAATTGACTGAAGTATTGGCTGCGATTGTTTCAGGGCTTTTTTGCTTTGCAATAATGAGCCAAAAAAAATCTTCAGAACTTAATAGGGAAATTTTCATGCGATTGAACAAGCTGGAAACTACCCAAGCTCGATTAGAGGAAGCTATACGTCTACAAAGAAACTAAATGGACAGCATTCTTGGAAGTCCCGTCTTTTGGGCGGTGATCGCTTTATTAAGTGAGCTAATTGCACTTAACCCAAAGTTCAAAAGCAACTCAGTAATTCAGTTGGCCTTTGCTGCGTTAGCTGACATCAAAGAAAAGAAAGGTAAGACCAATGACAAGTAATGGAATGGGGCCTGCGTGGGTTAAAGAGCAACAGGCTAGAGCTGATCGAATGGATGAGCTATATAAGCTTGATGAGCGAGACAAGGAAGGGCCTCATCAAGGAACGTACACAGGTCTTCATCAAGAAATCTTGACCTATGAACGGTTAAAAGAGGAATTAGCTATTTATAAAAAGTGGCACGGTCGTTTTTCGCCTAAATATTGATAGCTAGCCAAACTCTTTTTCAAGAATCAAGCTAATTAGTTTTTTATTCGCGCAATGGATATGAGGAGTAACGCCTAAAACTTCATTTAATTCACGGTTACTAAGACCCATTAAAAAAAATCGCCGTAGACGTTCCTCGCTCATTGGCGGAGGAGATCTATAAACGAATGGATTCTGCATGAGAAGCGCTTATTCTTAACCAATATGCCGCCATATCAAGGAGACGTGAAACTTTTGACTCACAATTTAGATCTAAGAAAGTTTTTTGATTACTACGACGATGGTGATCCATACCATTTGTCCGCTGTTGGTATGTTGATGGAGGCAATCAATAAGGCCGACCCATCAATTCTTGATAGCAGCGCAGACTGGTTTGAGACTTGGAAGTGGGGAGGTAAACGCAAAGACTTGCGTGCGCCTAGTGAATGGATAGGTTTGGAATGATTCACTTCCATAGGTCTGCATAACCGGAGTGCAGTGAGTCCCCTCATCCTTTCTGTCAGGTCTGAGCATGAACCTGATGGATCGAGGGCAACTGTTACAGGTTGCTAAGCCTACGCATGAAGGGGTCTACCCCTATAGGTATTGGATATATATTTATGGAGCCGGAGACGGCACAAACCACAACGGAGATTTAAATGACTTCTTCAGTCATCAATTCCAAGTCAACAAAAGCTCAGATTATCGAAGGCGCTGAGGAATACATCAGCATCACGGATAAGCAACTGAAATCCATCAAGGAAGACAGACAGGCTTTAGTTGTTCTACTAGCAGTAACAGCAACATTCGCCTTACTGTTCTGATCACCCAGGCTCCCTAACCCGGAGCCTTTTTTATTCCTTTGCTTTTAAAACAATGACTTCAACGAAAATGGAAAAATTAGTAATAGAACTCATGCGTGTATCTACGAATCTCCTTGAACAAAGCTCTCAAAGTCAAGAATCACATCAGGCAGTAACTCAAAGCCTTAAGGAAGCAATAGACGTCCTTCACAACACCAACTTTGAAAAGAATGACGCACCTTGAATACATACGGGAACTTTGCAAAAAACCAAGCGATTCTTTTTATTTTGAAATCGCAAATGCTGCATTACTTAAATGCAAAGACCATGAACTTGAACGCATTATTGAAGTCTGTCAAAAAACCATTTCCTGGAGAAAAAACATGAAACCACAAACTGACAGTTATCCCGACGTGTTTCACAACACCAACTTCGAAAAGGAGGAAGATTCATGAAATTAGACGGCCCCCAATCCTTTGATATAAACGTCCTTAAAGGCGCTCTAGTCACTAACCCCAACGGCGCTGAATTTTACATAACTGGGGTGTCTGTTGACATCGTTAACCATGAGATTTGCATAGAGATTGAAGGAACCGGCATTGCTGAGTATCACGGTAAAGAAACGGTTGAATGGTCAACGCTTAAAGACTGGTCGATCCAATTCCAAGGAGGTACATGAAAAAAACAAGACCATGGTCGAAGCACCCAAATTGGAAAGAGCTTGCAATCCTTTACAAAGCGTGGATGGAACAGAGTGAATGCAGGATTGTCTCTGCGCCTTGCTCTAATGGAACAAACAGCCAGGATCGCATAGGGGAAGAAGTAGGGGTCATTCATTACGTCCCCCCTGAAAACTTTGTCCCCCCTGAAGAACTTGCAATCCTTTACAAAGCGTGGATGGAGTTAAAAAAATGAAGGAATAACCCAACGCCGGGGAGCCTGTTTGACGCGGTGCTTGCGCCGTATCCCGTAAGGGTGAGTTATAAGCCTTTGATATTTGAGGCGAAGACAGGGCGGTTCTAACATTCGCGTTGTGGGTTTTAGCTATCGATCCATCCCCCGGTTGAAATTACAGGACAGATACACCCTCAGCGGGATTAATAGAAATAGTGACCCCAGGCGGCTCTTGATCCCTGACCCATTGTTTCTGCACTACCCACTGGATGATTTGACTGTCATTCCTTATTACGCCTGATTGTTCGCACGAGTCCCCTACTCCACGGGTCAGTTTGTCAAGATCAGGTTTTGTTGACTTATGCTTTGGTGCTGTTTTTCTTAGCCCCTTAATTCCATAATGTCCTTTTGGTCTAACGAATTTAAAGACAGCCATGACAATTACAGGTGCGCTTATATCCCAATCGACAGGCATTGCATCAGCTAAAGCGTCGATAACTTTTGCTCGCCACTCTTTTAATAAAACATCGTTGCTATATCTCAGACCACCAAAACGAGGATTACCAACCAAACTTCCTTGGGGGATAGGAACACCAACGATTTTGACGTTAATGCTTTTGTTGTTCATATTTCCTCCTAGCTTCTATCCATAGCTTTAATTCGATGACGCGCTCCTTGGCCTTTTTCACTGGCTCGGAGTCGGGTGGTTTATTTATGTCTATCCATTTGCCGTCTTTGTCGACTTTATAGACTTCCTCTACAGGTTCATTCCAGAAGTCAGAGGGATAGGGGTGATCATCTCTTGTCATTTTCCCTTGACCATCCAGAAATAAGTACAGGGTCCCTGACTTGCTAGACCGTCTTCTCTTTCCATTGCCATTAAGGCGTCAAGTTCGGCTTTGAACTCAGCGGCCATTTCATTAGCGCGATCTGTGTAATGCCATTTGCCTTGACGGCTACAACGGACAGCGGTCACACCTTCTTTAGTTATTACCTTGTCGGTGATCGTTCTTAGATGCAAATGCTGATCAAGTTCTGCTTTGAGGTTCGCAATGTGATCCTGTTGAAACTTGATAATGGTTTGCGCATCGTTGATTAGTTTCACTAATAACTCTGGTGAATTAGGGAAATTCTCAACGGAGGTCATCGTCATAGTCGGGGATTGAATAGTCAAGACAGGTTTCTAGGTGTGCTTTTTGACGGCGCAAGATCGCATATTCCCAAGCGTCAGTTTCTGGATCTAAGAGGTCATTTATCTCATCAGGAGAAACCGGGCTAGGGATGCTTGGCGCTCTTGTAAAAGAAACCGGGGTGGATTTCTTCTTGCTGCGCTCTCGCAGGAATAGTGCCATAAGACGGTTGAAAATGGCCATTGTCAGGTAAAGAGGGAAGGTCAGCAGATAAAAGGGAAGCACTGCCACAAAGAAGAAGGCAGATAGGTGTCCAGATAAAGAGGGTCTTTTTAAGCTCAACCATTTCGTAGATCTCATATAAGCCGATGATGCTATGGGGTTGACCCTTTGTCAATACGTTCTCGCAGGCGTACGGTGAGTGAAGAAATAAACCTTCGCGTTCCTCCCTGAAGTGTTTTGTCTTTTGCGGTGATTGCCATTTTTGTCAGTCCGCCATTCGGCATAACCAGCATCTTGTAATTGCTTAAGTCGAGCGCTCGCAGTCTGATGCTTTAAGCCTGTTTTTGTCTCCAGTTCTTCACACGTCAACCCATCGCTTGAATCGGCTAACGCACTACGCACGACACGACACATTGGCCCTAATTTATCCTCAAGAAAAGCAGCCGCTTCTTTGCTGGTTTCGCTGTTTCGTACAAAAGGAACACTGTTGAAATAGGAGGTCATGTCAGATCCTGAGTTGTTTGGATAGGAAGACTTGGCGTTGACGTTCGTAAATGTCTAGGCAATCGATCGGGTCAAACGTCGTCGTGAATGTTTCTTTTGGCTTGGCCCAAATGCCAAAACATTTAGTGATTTGAATTTCCGGCTTATGCCTTGCGAGTAAAGAGACATAGCCGCCAAGTTGAGCGGAGATGTCTCGTTTTCTGCCAGTCGGCCCCAACGTTTTGAGATCAGCCAAGGCATACTGCCCGGTTTCTTTATGGCGAAGAATGCAATCAGCCATGCCTGCAATGCCATACCGCAGGTCGCACATGCTGAACTCAGCCGCTACGGCATCCCAACGGTCCCACAAGGGATAGGAAAGCAACGGCTCGACCCATTCGACATAATCCCCGGGGTCGTGCTCCTGACCCTTCAGGAATGCTTCTAAACAAGCATGAACCGTGTTGCCTCTGGGTTCCCATTCAGATCGGGTCTTCATGTGAATCGCTTTCACCACGTCCGGCCTCAAGTCGATCACTTGGGACACGCTCCACTTGATCCATTTCTGTTTCATTCGGTAGCGGTGAATCGATTGATAAAACTGCAGTCCCTCCACTGGGGGCCACATCCTGATCTTTTGTATCTGTGTCATGCGAGAACGTAGCGAAAGGGGACGAAGTACAAGCTCGGACATCGAGGTCCCAGCGAAGATTGCGAATCCGACATTGAGGATCCCCAAGTTTGGCGACGACGATTGCGTGCTGGTCTTTGCCGTCAACGATCACCCAACCGTTTTGCCATTTGCCATCGACAAGACGTTCAACAGGTGTTCTCGGGGTGGGTGTGATAAAGGGGTGTCCCCCAGGATCATGTACTAAACGTATTAAAGGTGATAAACCCTTTCTTTTTTTAATAGAGGGGGGGTTAATCACACCTCGTGACGTTAATCCCATAGTTTCGGGGGAGGGGGTCGCGGGCCGATATAAACCTGCCGGTCGTCCTCCATCGAGCGTCGCGGAGGTTTCTCCGCTGCGAATAACGAGACCTTTTTTGATGAGTTGAGCGACTGTTCTATGTGCTTTGTTTCGTTCGATTCTGAACTGATCCATTAGCTCGCTCGCGGTGACGGGAAATTCTCCGAGGTCCCATCGTCCAGCGATGTAATCAAATACATCTGCTTGCCTTCCTGTTAATTCCAGCTCAGCATCCGCTCGCGCTTCTTGCGCCATTGCTTGTTCGCCATCGCCATGACAGATCCATCCGTCATCTAAAAGTTCGAAGACAGCGGTCGTTCCTTTTGCTCGGCCTTGTGTTTTAAGAATGACGCGGTGATCAGTTTGCGTTTGTCCTTCGGCTGGTTGCTTAAGCCAGTTCATGAGGATTGTCAGACTGCATGCGGCTGGCAAAGAATTGCTTCCTCTTGATGCGTTCGTTGCGTTACCACCGCTCACACTTTTGTTGGTGTGATGGATCAGAACTAATGTGATTCCGTGAGGAGCCAAAGCAGAAGCAAGCGTTCGTGCTGGTCCGTCAAAAGCACTCGTTGCCTCGTCAATTCCTAGAGGACTAACGCAAGCGTGATAACTGTCGAGGATAAATAATGAGCCAGGATTTTCTTTCGCTAAATTCTCTAGCTCGTTAATTCCTTTTTCGTTGAGATGAAGCGGCGAACCTGTATGCCAAAGCATTTCGATGGGATCACTTAAAGATTCATCGCTGTCAACTAATCCTTCTCGTTTAAGGATCGTGTACCAATCCGATTCCGGTTGATCGGTTCCAATGAGGAAGGTTTTAGGGCACGGACCAACAAGGCGATGACCTAAATAAGATTCCTCGCCGCGTGACCAAGCTCCAATCATTCCAACCATCAAGGCTGACTTCCCAACTTTCGGAGGTGCCACTAAAAGGTTGGTGGTTCCCATCATGACGATTCCTTCCCAGCACCAAGGAGTGGGAGCACTGTCCATTGCCTCGCCTTTCATTCGAGGACGTGAAGCTCCGGTGATATTGCTGCGTGCCTCAACTAAAAGCCCTTTGAGTTCTGTGTCTCGTAAAGGGCAGTCAGAATCTTGACTGAAAAGTCTTAATAGATAGAACTGCTGAAGTTGGTCTGGCTCAGAAGATGCCAAGAAGGCGGCGCGTTCTTTTACGTTTCGGATAGCCGTTTTGTGTTCTTCCAAGTCGAGAAGTTCTTTCTCTTGCTGTTCTTCGCTTGAGTTCACTTGTGTAGAAACCTTCTTTTGCTTTGGATGGTGAATAGAAATCGTCTTGGGTATAGACCTTCATTTTTTCTAACTTCCTGAAAGCAGAAAGTTCAGAGCTTGTTTCGTATGGATGCTCTTTGTCGTGAGCATCAAGCGCGGCATCGCTGCGTCTTTTTTGATGGGTTGTATAGAACCCGCTTTCCGCTAGATGCGGATCGTATTTAGCATCGCTGCTGATGACGCGGTCGTGGTCGTGAGCCCAAAGGAGCATCTCATAAGCACGCCGCTCTTTCTCCAAATCGAGCATGAAGGAGTAGACCCTGCGAGAG